ATCGGCCCGATGACCTTAGAGGCGGTTAAAGAGTATGACACCGCGGGATTAATCGAGTCTATTACGGGATATCGTGAGGAGTTCTACCGGAACTTGTCTACGTTTGAAACTTTTGGAAAAGGCTGGTTAAGACGCACAAAAGAAACTCGTGACTTTGCTTTAGACATGGTATAAAAACATATCAGATTTAATGCGGAGGTATACGAGTGGACGAAATATATTTTGCCGAGGCCGTGTTCCGGATTATCCGGGAGCGGAGACAGGCAGTTCAAGACTTGTTAATTTATGACAACGTCAAGAACATCGAGCAGTATCGTGAGCTCATGGGGAATTTAAAATCTCTGGATCACGTGGAACAGGAACTCAAGGGCCTGCTAGAAAAACAGGAGCGAAGCAATGGCTGAAGCAAAAAAACTTGACCTTGAAGCGGTTGGAGAAGGTGTTGCAAACCTCGCCTCTGCATACAAGGATGTCACCGATAAGGTGTTAGACCCCGCTGCTATAGGGGGTTCACTTCTTGAAAGAATGCCAAATCCGACAGGCTGGCGTCTACTTATCCTCCCGTATCGGGGCAAGGGTAAAACTGACGGTGGGATTTACCTGCCGGATAAAGTTGTAGAAGAACAGACTGTTTCTACACAGGTTGGCTACGTACTAAAAGTAGGTGCGCTAGCATATAAGGACCCGGAAAAGTTTCCGGTAGGGCCGTGGTGCGAGCAGGGAGACTGGGTAATGTTTGCCCGGTATGCTGGTTCCCGTTTCAAAATAGACGGCGGGGAGGTTCGTATTCTTAACGACGACGAAATCCTAGCTAAAATCCAAGAACCTGAAGATATTTTGCATTTCTAGGAGTGAACAATGGCAAAAGAGCAACTTAAAGACGACGACCAGATTGAATTAGAACTGGAGTCTGATCAAGATACCGAAGTAGAGTTTTCTGGCGGCGAAGAGGAAGAGGTTCCGCTTGCCGCTGACGCTGACGACAATTTTGAAAAAGCGGAAAACGCCACCCAAAAACGCATTGATCGTCTTACCAAGAAAATGCGGGAAGCTGAACGCCAGCGCGAAGAGGCTGTTAGGTACGCTCAAAACGTGCAGGCAGAAGCCGCTGAACTAAAAAAGCGGATGGATACTCTGGACACTAGTTATGTCAATGAGTACAGTTCTCGTGTTGAGACCGAGATGGCGACGGCAGAAGAAAAGCTTGCCCGCGCTATTGAAATGGGGGACACCGCCGGTGTTGTTGAGGCGCAGCGCAAAATCACGCGACTCGCGATTGAAAATGATCGCGCGGAACAAGCTAAAGCGCAGCAAGCGCGCTATGCCCAACAGGTTAGAGCGCAACAGGAGTCGAAGGTTCAGACTCCTATGCCGCAGCAGCAACCTCGCCGCCCGGACCCGAAGGCGGAACAGTGGGCAGCGAGAAACGCGTGGTTCGGCGCTGATGAAGCTATGACGTATGCCGCTTTTGGCGTACACAAAAAACTTGTCGAAAATGAAGGGTTTGACCCGCAGTCCGATGAGTACTATAATGAACTTGACAGGCGTATGGCGACAGAGTTTCCCCATAAGCTTGGAAACGGTGGAAGTAGACGGCCCGCTCAGACGGTCGCTTCTGTATCCCGCAGTACATCTGGGCGCAGTAGTGGGAAAAAGGTTAGACTCACCCCTAGCCAAGTCGCAATAGCGAAGAAATTGGGTGTGCCGCTTGAAGAATACGCGAAATACGTGAAGGAGTAAGAAATGTCTGAAGATCAAATTGGATCCCTAGAGAAGGGCATTACCCGTACTTCTCGCGCAACACAAACCCGGGAGAAGACGGCAAGGCGTAAGCCGTGGGCTCCCCCGTCTATGTTAGATGCACCACCTGCACCGGATGGATATAAGCATCGTTGGATTAGAGCGGAAACCCGCGGTTTCAACGATACTAAAAATGTCAGCGCTAAGATGCGCGAAGGCTGGGAACTGGTCCGTAGGGACGAGTATCCGGACTTTGAGGCCCCGGTAGTTGAATCAGGAAAATACGAAGGTGTGTTCGGAGTAGGCGGACTTGTTCTAGCTCGCATTCCTTTGGAAACAGTAGCGGAAAGGACGGAATACTTTGCACAGCGGAGTGCCGACCAGATGCAGGCTGTTGACTCAGACATGATGAGGGAGAACGCTCATTCTAGTATGACGATCAATAAACCTGATCGTCAATCTCGTGTAACCTTTGGCGGCCCACAGAGATAAGGGTCGCCCTGATTAGGAGTAAGATCAAATGGCAAACCAAGAAACTGCCTACGGCCTACGTCCTATCGGGCTAGTTGGAAGTGGCGTAAACTCTACCGGTGTAACCGAGTATGAGATCGCGGCGTCCAACGCTAATGCGATTTATCAGTATGCTATTGTCACACCGACAGCAGCAGGCGTGATTGATTATGCTGGCGCGACAAGCGGTGGCACAACAGCAGCATTGGGTGTCCTGATGGGAATTCAGTACCACGACTCAGTCCAGAAGAAGCCTGTATGGCTCAACTACTGGCCGGGTTCTGGTTCAGTCAGCGTTGACACAAACTACCCTGTAAAGGCGTTTGTAGCTGACAATCCAAACCAACTGTTCAAAGTTGCTTCTGACGCATCATTGACTGACCGTGCAACCGCACAGGCAGCCGTTTTTGCTAACGCATCTTTGGGCACATCAGCCCGCACCGGCTCTACCGACACTGGTAGCGCAAACGGTGCACTTAGCGTGTCTTCAATTGCCGTAACAGCGACTTTGCCGTTGCGGATTGTAGGAATCATGGATGACGAAGCCAACAGCGACTTTACTGCTGCGGGCATTCCAATGATCGTTCGGTTGAATGCACATTACAACGCAAACACAAGCCGTTTTGACTCGCAGACTACTGCGACTTCAACGGGCGTTTAAGGAGGGGATAGAAAATGGCTATTTCTCGCGCACAACTAGCGAAAGAGCTTGAGCCCGGCCTGAATGCCTTGTTCGGCCTTGAGTACGACCGCTACGAAAATGAGCATTCTGAAATCTTCGACGAAGAGTCATCAGATCGTGCATTTGAAGAAGAAGTGATGCTCGGTGGATTCTCAACAGCACCAGTTAAAGGCGAAGGCACTGCCATCAACTTTGACGCTGCTCAAGAGACCTACACAGCACGGTACACACATGAAACAATCGCTCTGGCCTTCTCAATTACTGAGGAAGCCATCGAGGACAACTTGTACGACCGTCTGGCATCTCGTTACACCAAAGCTCTGGCCCGTTCAATGGCTCAGACAAAACAGATCAAAGCTGCGTCGATCTTGAACAACGCGTTCAACACAGCTAACCCTGTTGGCGATGGTGCGGCACTTTGCTCTTCTGCTCACCCTTCACTCTCAGGCAACCAGCGCAACCAGCTTGCTGTTGCAGCAGACCTCAACGAGACTTCTCTTGAGCAAATGCTAATCGACATTGCTGGCTTGACTGATGAGCGTGGTCTGAAAATTGCTGTTCGTGGCACAAAGCTGATCATCCCGAAAGAACTGCAATTCATTGCAGAGCGGGTGCTCAACTCAAACCTTCGTCCAGCCACTGCGGACAACGATGCAAACGCAATGAAGAACATGGGTATGATCCCAGAAGGGGCAGTGGTTAACCACTTCCTGACTGATACCGATGCTTTCTTCATTAAGACTGATGCACCAAACGGTTTCAAATACTTCAACCGTGCGGCCATCAAGACTGCGATGGAAGGCGATTTCGACACAGGCAACATGCGGTTTAAGGCACGTGAGCGTTACAGCTTCGGTGTTTCTGACTGGCGGGCCGTGTTCGGTTCACCGGGCGCATAAGCAAAAAACTTTCGGAAAAGGGCGGCTATTCAGCCGCCTTTTTTTGTTGTATAGTGTCTTAATCCCTGACAGCCTTATTGTGAGGCTGACACTAGCCACGACAGGAGATAGAAATGGCTCGTACTACCTTTTCAGGCCCAGTAAAAGTTGATACCGCTTTTTGGGCTAACCCAATTGCATTCGCAAATCTTCCCACCGCCGCCGCCGCTAACGAAGGCTACATTTATTATGTTTCAGACGCTTTAAAAGCTTCGGAAACCGCTGGTAATGGTACAGGCAACCTTGTGTTTTCTGACGGCTCAAACTGGATTCGTGTGGACACAGGCGCAACTGCTGGCGCGTAAGGGGGCTTAGATGGCCGACTCTGATGTAAAATCAAAGCGCATTACCGCAACGGGGTCACTCGCTGTTGGTCCTGCGCGTATTCGTCAGATACAGTTAAAAACAGCCACCGGTACTCCTCGCCTTACCATCACTGATGGTAACGGCGGGTCCACCGTTTTGGACTTGGATTTTAATGCGTCTGATACGCACTCAGTAAACATCCCGTCAAACGGTATTCGTGTAGATGACATTTATGTGTCAGCTTTTACGAATATTACCGCGGCTACGGTGTTTTATAATTAAGGAACAATTTTATGGCTGGGTCTGACATTAAAGCAAGTTATGTTACCGCCACAGGAACTGTGGCAAGTGGCCCTCGCCGGTTAGTTTGTATCCATTACCATACTGCGGGGTCTACCGGTGGGGTTGTACTAAGAGACGGCGGTGCTACCGGCGCTGTCGTTTTTTCTTTAGACTTTCATGCAAACTCTACCGGTGACCTTCAGATTGGAGAGGAAGGCGTAAGGTTTAACACCGACATTCATGTCACGTTTACTAATGTTACAAGCATGACGTTTTTCTTTAAGTGAGGAACTATGGCGACAGTAAAAAACGTAACTAGAACCCCCTCTGGAAAAATCAAATATAGAGGAGAGACCTTTGCTGGATATAACAAGCCAAAGCGCACTCCGGGAAAATCAAAGAAAAGCGCCGTCTTGGCTAAAAAAGGCAGCGAGATTAAGCTGGTTAGGTTTGGAGATCCCAATATGTCAATTAAAAAGGATCAACCAGCACGTAGACGCAATTTTAGATCAAGACATTCATGCGATACTGCCAAAGACAAATTTAGCGCAAGATATTGGTCCTGTAAGGCGTGGTAAAATGAAAGTAGAAGAAGTATTAAAGCTTTTAGAAAAGCACGAAGATGAGTGTAACCGTCGATACGCTAAAATAGAAAAACAGCTAGAAACCTTAGACATGCGGCTTTGGGGAATAGCTATTTTAATTATTGGCGCGGCGATAGTTCAAAAAATATTCTAATGGCTTATTCACGAAAGTCAAAAAACGCGCCTTCAAAATCAAAAGGCAGCAAAATTTGCCCGGAAGGGAAAGCGTGGGCAAAGCGCACGTTTGACACCTATCCAAGCGCTTATGCAAATCTTGCGGCATCAAAATATTGCAAAGACCCTAATTACGCCAAAAAATCAAAAGGCGGTAAGCGAAAGGGTAAGTAATGGGTAAATTACAGGAGTGGTTAGATGAGGATTGGGTCAGAATTGATAGCTCGGGCAAAATTTCGGGCGCATGTGGTACGTCAAAAGATAAGCGTAACCCTGACCGTTGTTTGCCTAGACGTAAAGCTCAAAGTCTTAGCAAGTCTGAGCGCGCTTCGACAGCGCGTAAAAAGAAGCGTGAAGGAGCTAAAGGAAAGCAGGTTGTGGCAAACACTAAGGCTGCCAAAGTAAGGAAAATGGCCTTCGGAGGTGCAGTAACGACCCCTAAACGCCCATTTAACGGAAAGCGTGTACCGGGCACTGCTGTAGCCCGCGGCTGCGGAGTAGTGATGTCTAACCGGCGTAAACGCACAAAAGGATCGGTGTCGCAAGCATGAGTTCTCTAGCTTTTTACATAGACAAAGAAAAAGAGATCTGTGAAGAAATTATCGCTTGGTCTGAGCACACGCTTCAGAAGCCAAACCCGTTTTACAACAATCTCCCGGCTTGTCCTTACGCGCAAAAAGCGTGGCAGGAAAACAAGGTAGCTATCTTGTTTAAATACGAAGACAGTTATCAGTGTCTTTACAGCACTATATCCCAATGGGAGGATGTTTTTGATTTATGCGTAATTGTAGACATGAACTTTGAAAAAAACCCAGACGCTTTTCACAATTACTTAGATAGCTTAAACGACGCTATTTCTGCGGGTATTTTTATAGATAAAGATGTTTGGGTGATGGGTTTTCACCCTTACGATGAAGCAAACGATTTTATTGATGACCAGTCTTTTATGCAAATGGTTGACGAGGAGTACGCGCTTGTTTTTGTGCAGCGGTTGTCCAAGTTGCAAGAATCCGCAGACAAACTAGCGGAAAAAGGTTATTATGACAATTATCTAGCAGAGTATGATGCAGAGGCTATATTTAATAAACGAGCCAAGTTATATAGGAGATTAAAACATGGCGATGAAACCTCGTAAGATGGTTAAAAAAACAGGCACCGTAAAGAAAATGCGCGGTGGGGGTATGGTTAAAAAGATGCGCGGCGGCGGTATGGTTAAAAAGATGCGCGGCGGCGGGATGGTAAAGAAGACATAAGATGGCCGTTTCCGGAACCAGAATTTTTGAGCTAGATGTCGCCGACTACATTGAGGAGGCGTTTGAGCGTTGTGGGTTAGAGGTTCGTACTGGATACGACCTCAAATCTGCGCGGCGTTCGCTCAACCTCATGCTTGCAGAGTGGGCAAACAGGGGGTTAAACCAGTGGACTATTACGCAGCGCAGTCAAGCGCTGGTTTCGGGCACAGGAAACTACACGCTCACTAACGATGTAATCGACATTTTGTCA